GTAAGATTAAAAAGGTGCTTCGCACCTCGTGACAAAAACTATATATGTAGTGACAAATTAGTTACGTCATGGTACAGTTTCGTAAATCGTTTGCCAGTGCGTTAAGCAAGCTTGGATTTATAGAGAAATCTTACACGGAAACTACTACCAGACCTAGCGTTGCCCAGCCGTACATGTCCACCGACACAGGTGCCAAACTACCAATTTTCCCATTCCCACTCACCATGATTTACGAGTTGGCAGACAACATTGATGCTTTACGTATTCCTATTGAGACACTCAACCGTGAAATGTTTAAGAACGGATTCGAGGTTGTAGAGAAATGGAAGTACAAATGCAACAACTGTAGCAAGGAATTTCAGTATGCACCTACCCCCGACAACCCTGACGAGCAGCCATTTGAGGCAAACGGAGACAATGCAGAAGCACACCCACGCAAAAAGAAGGCAGTTGCAGTACCAAAAGCACAGGCTTTGGTATGTGATACCTGTGGAAGCAATGACTTGCTTAGACCTATACCAGAGCACCGTAAGACTTTGGAGAACTTGATGATGGAACCTGTAAACAGCAACCAACAGACTTTGGAAGACGTGGCACGTCAGTTGGAACGTGACTTTGAAATCGCAGACAACGCATATTTGCTTTTGCTTAAAAATTACAAGATAGACGATACCACTGGAGAGATAGATGCAGAAAAAACAATTATAAAAGAGATGCTAAGAATTGAGCCACCACAGGTGGCAATGATTGCCGACAGTGACGGCAGAATTGGATATGACGACAAGCGAAACAAGATTTGGGTTTGCCCTAGATTTGAGCACAGGGATGCACGACTTACCACCCCAAAGTGTGACCGATGTGGAGCACAGGCATTAAAGGCAGTTATCGAGGTTAACTCAGTTTATTCTATTGGCATTCCACAGCCTAAGCGTGTAATATATGGCGAAGGCGAAGTTATTTGGAAGGCTGGAAAGTACAAGCCAAACTTGCTTTATGGATTTTCACCTATCTATTCCGTATGGTCAAAGGCTATGTCCCTCTCACATATGGACGAGTATATCAGAAAATACTTTGACAAGATGAGACCACCAAGAGGAATGTTGGTAATTTCATCAAGAAACTATGAGACATTTAGAAAGTCATGGGACGTGTTGGAACAAAAGGCACAGGAAGATCCTTACATGATTCACCCACTTTTGGTAGAGAATGACAAGGGTGGAAAGAATCCTGCACAATGGTTAGACTTTACTGGTAGCTTAAAAGAGTTAGAATTTATCGAAGTAAGAAAGGAATTAAGAATGATTATTGGTGCTGTCTATGGAGTACTGCCATTCTATTACGGTGAAACCCCTGCTGGATGGAGTCAGGAAGGACTTCAAGTAACCATTACAAACAGAGCAGTTCTATGGGGACAGGACACATTAAAGAAGGCATTCTTTAGCAAGATTTCAAAGATGCTAAACATTGACGATTGGGAATTACAATTAAAGACTGGTGAGGAAACCGACAAGTTGAGAGACTTGCAGACTGACGGAATTGAAATACAGAACATGATGATGCTTCAACAGATGGGCTTTGAGATTACAAGAACACACACAGGTGAGTTCAAGGTAAGCAAGAATACTGCACTTACACCAGAACTAATGTTTGGCATGGGTGCTATAAACGGAAACATGAACGGTGCAGGAAAGGGAACACCAGCCCCACAGGAAAAGACACAGTCGTTTGAAGGGGAACCAAACAACATGAGACCAAGTGACATTGGTGGAACTGGACAGGGAAGTCCTACAAGTGGAAGCTCAATGAGCAAGAAATCTGCATATCCAAAGGGAATTACTCCGTCAAACTTTAAAGTTGTAAAAAGTACTTTGCAAACTGCAATAGACTATGACTGGAAAAAGACAAAGACAGTTGAGGAGTTGAGAAAGGCAACTGGAATGACAGTAAGAGATGCTAGAGACATTGTTGCAAGTGAATTTGAAGGTGTCAAGAGATGGGAAGATGACTAAGGTATATTGTAAAAAAAAGATAGGTTTTTATGTGACAAAGACTGATAAGGATGAGGAAGAAGATGACTAAAACAACAACAACATTGACTTTTAGACGATGCAATCTGTGTGAAAGTTCTTCAATAAAGTGGCAGGACAAGGAAGATGAGAATCATATGTGCTATGAGTGCATGGAAAGTGAAAATGACCGTGTGTTTGACCATGGAGACCAAAATTGACCAAAAGATTCCACAAGTGCGATGAAAATTGCAAAATAAATCACAAGAAAAAGGTATCAAAGACAGTAGTACCTAAAGTTGATAAGAAATTTGTTGAAACCGTGTTCGGAAACGTACCTATTTCCAAAAAATCTGAAACAAAAACAGATTCAATGATAGAAATCATGAATATTGTTGATGCAATAAACAATCCACTTGAAACTAACAAAGTTCTAGAGAAAACACTTATTACATTAAGGAAATTACAACAAGACATTGCCTGAAAAGTTAGAAACTAACGAAAACGCAAACGACATGACAAAAAAGCTTTGGGAAAAGCACCAAGCTGACGAATTTACTGCCGTAAATAATTACAAAGAGGGAGTTTGTCTTGGTTGTATGAAAGTAGACAGAGCTGCTGCAACAATCGCAGATATATGTGGAGACTGTGCAGGTAAAAAAGGTCGTGAGCCACTTTTAGCAAAGGTTTGTGACAAATATTACGGTCTTTGCTTCTTTTGTAGCAAGTACAAGTTCAATATTGAACAGGTAAATGGAAGATTTTGCAACACATGTCACTCTAGAATTGCAAAAATAACCAAGGAATACAACAAAAAAGGTGGCTTTATGAAGACAGATCCATTCTGGATAAGCATGCGTAAAAAGCACGGAAAGGACTGGAAACAGATTATGGGTGGCTACAAAAAATCTAATCGTCGCTAGTTTTATTTTTTTTATATTTTTTCTTCTTCATATATTCAACCAAGTCTGGTGGAGTCAGTATCATTTCCAACAACATTTCTATGTTACTTAACTTAACATTGGTATCTTCTAGCAATTCCTCTACTTCACCCAATACAAAGTCAAACTTCATTTTCACTCTCCAATATGAATATCATACGGTCATTCTTAAAGTCATAGTATCTTTTATTGTAATCTATGTAACATTTTCCATTTTTATTTCCAAAAAACCTACCTACTCTCATGGACAGTAAAGGTTTTCTTAGAAATCTTGGAAACAGTTCAAGTTGATTTTTCTTGTGGTTGTATCTAATTTTACCATGTAATACCAGTTTTTCATCTCCTTCAATCCATTCCTTTGCATTATCTTTTCTAAAATGTACAATGCTTCTGTCCAATCTTGGCTGTTCCTTCATGTCATTTGAGTTTGTTACCACCCATAATTTTTGTCCTTTTACGTACAAGTCTATTAGAGGCATCTTATATTCAAGTTCGTTAACATGTTCTCTGTATATTGCATTAAACATTTTGTCACTGTCAAATATATATATCGACGTAGCCATTGAATATTATCAGCAATACTTATTTATAAAGCCTTGTTAAGTGTATTATCATGGAAGAAAAATGTTCTCACTGTAAAATAATGAAATATGGATACAGTGATGGAAAACATTCAATATTTATATGTTTTAAATGTGGTAGATTTGATGGTTTAAGTGGTGGAGATCCTACATTTATTGAAAAAATACAAGAGGAACCCATGTCATTATTAATAATGATTGAACAGAAAATATTAATTCCCATAAGTTAATTTATATACTTTACTTTTAATAATATGTTATGGAAATTTCAGCCATAATAGAGACACTGTTAATTGCATGTATTTTAGGCATGGGTGGTGCTTTATTTGGATTTTTCAGGAAAATGAGTTCAACACAAAAGGACTTGTGTGATACTGTTTCTAGGCTTCAAAAAACATTAATCATTTTAGCAAAGGCTGTAGACAAGCAGTCAAACAGATTACACCCAGAGGAAGCAAACTCAGAATTGGATGATCTAGTCAAAGAACTATTAGACAAACCTTAAATAAAGGAGAATTTAGGTGAAAAGTATGATTGATCCATTGTTAATCGCAACAATCTCCGTAATTGGAGGAGCAGTCTTGAATACAGTCAGAGGATTCTTAGGATCTGATGAAACTACATACGACATCAAAAAGTTCTTTGGTGCTGTTATTATAGCTGTATTTGCAGGTATTGCCGTTGCACAAACTTTGAGTCTAGCAGGTCTAGGAATCGTAGAAACCGTATTAATCGGTCTATCTATAGGTTTCTCAGTTGATTATGCTGTCTCAAAAGCCAAGAAAACAGAGTAAGCATTTTTTCAACCAACTTACCTATTCTTCCCTTTTTCTAAAACTTTATAAGTAATGTTCAGAACGATTATATATGGAAAATGACATATTTTTCAATCAATTTGTGACAAAAAACTTACATCCTATAGGTGGTGACCAAAGATTCTTTGAAGGTTATCTTACAGTTCAGGTCAAAGACAAGCAGGGAGAAATCACAATAGTTGATGAATTAATCAAGGTTCTTCCAATTTGGATGGACAGGGGAGCACCAATTAGTGATACTCATTCCAACAGAATTATAGGAAAAGGTATCAGTTATGCTAAAGTAGATTACAAAACTAAAGACGGTGGTATATTACCAGCAATTAAAATTACAGGCAAAATACACAAAGATTACCACCTAGACAATGAAATTTGGGATAAAATCAAGAGTGGAGAGTACAAAGGACTTTCATTTGGTGGGGCTACCAAGGCAAATAGAACACCAAAAATATTAAAAGATGGAAGTGTAGCATATGAATTAAAGTCATTAGAGCATTATGAGGTCGCTGTTTGCAAAGATCCAGCAGTCCCATTAGCTTTAATTACCGATTATAATCCACTTGCAAAGGCAATTACTGAAAATGTTGAAAGACGAGATGACGGTAAAATGGTAATCAAATGTGATAAATTTGGCTGTACTGTTAATAAAATGACAGATTTTGCAAACGCAGACGGTGATAAACCTAATACATATAACAATGATGTTGAGCCTGACAAGTCATCAAACAGGGAATCAAGCCCAGTAGATGACGATGATGATGCTAATATTGGAGAAGAAAAAGATGAGGAAAAGAAAAAAGCCGAAGGAGAACACTGTGTGAATTGTGGAAAAAAGAAGATAGAGATGACTGATATGACATCTATGGGAGGAGCATGTCCTAATTGTGGTCATGGTTTTAAAGAAAAAGCAGATTTTCAACAAACTGGTGGTGATGTAAGACACAGTGGAATGGAATATAATACTGATCAAGAAACACAACAAATAACAAAAGTACCAGAAGAGGGAGGCGAATCTAGTGATGCAGTTGCTACTAGAGGCAAGGAAGAAGAAGAGGAAGAGAAAGATGATGATAAGAAAAAATCAGGATATCAAACAGAAGATGGCAATAATCAATTGGGTGGACAAGGATCAACAAAAGACGACACCTATAAAAGTAGCGAAAACTATATAAACTCGGACAAAGAAGATTCTGATAAGGATATGGTAAAAGATACTTCCAACGAACAATCTGATTCAGAGCAATCTGAAGAAGAAGAAACGAAAGACGACGAAACAAATAAATCTTTTGAATTCCAAGAAGCAATCAAATCCAACATCAGTACATTAACTGACGTTATAAAGTCACTCGCAGAAACTCAAAAAGACGTTAGTTCTACATTAGTAGGTATTGATGATAGATTGAAAGCATTGGAAACTCCAACTGACTTACCGTTGAAGCCTAGTACTTCAGCAAGTGAAGATGTTGGTGCAAAGGTTACAGTCCCAGACACTTATCAAGCTAACTCTGTGCAAGCAGGCTTAGACGATGATAAACATGCTGAAGACAAACCAAAATCAGACCCTAGTGGACTGAAAATGCAAGAGAAATCATTTGACTTCACTACCGAGACTCCAAGACCTAGTGCAGCAGTAGAAACAATCAACAAATCAGCAGAAACTGATATGTCATTTGTTTTGAAAGATGCAAGAGAAGGTGGAAATCTAAGTGTAGTAGCAAGAGACATTCTAGCTGGAAAATATTATACTCCAACACCTGACGAAGTAGGAACATACTAAAATGACTCAAATCAGAACAATCGATGAGCTTGAGGCACAATATTATGGACACAATCGTAACCTTCTTAGAAAAGCTGATGCCCCTTCAACAACCAGCACTGCTGGTATGTTTAACGCCATTTTTGGTGCTTATGCATGGGCTCAACTGAATCTTGAAGCAAACGCATTCGGAATTCTCCCAAAATACCCTTGGGACAAATCTGGATGGAGGGTTATAACTGCAAAACCAACACTTAATACAACCAATGCCAATACCACATTAGGTGGTACCAGCGAAGGTGGATTAATTGCTGAAACAATCAAACCAACAGTCGCAGAATTAGATGTCAAACCAAAAACTGCTCAGTTGCCTTTCAGTGCATCTGAAGTTATGGAATGGCTATCAACTCATTCTAAAGACGACATTTGGGGTGGACTTGGTTCACTTAGATTGTACATGGCAGTACAACACAAAGAGTTCATTAATAGAATGCTTTTGGCAGATGTTGAAAGCGATGCAGCAGCATCAAGTGGAGCTCATACTGGTACAAAAGACTTTGAATCTCTTGATAGAATTGTATCAAGTGATGCAGAGGAAGATACACTAGGTGGAAGCCACTCTGGATTTTACGATCCATGGGCTGCTGATGCTACCGTTGACAGAGATGGAAACGGTGGAGAATTTGACTGTACAGTAGAATCTGCTTCTGGTACTATCGGTACTGACGGTGTACTTACTGACGATGTCTTAAGAACTTTCTTAAGAAAGATTAGAATCGCAGCAGGTAAAGATCCAAATGTATTCCTAGGCTCCCATGAAGTCTACTCTGAGATACAAGGCTTATACATGCCAAGTGTCCGTATTGCAAACCCATACGGTGAGCAATTAGT